TTCAGCCTTCCTCTCTCCAACACAGTCCAAAATCCACGAAGATAGTCCGTTCACAGCCAAACCAGTCGGTAATTAACCCGATGGCAGCCAAACAATCCAAAGCGCTCCGAGGGGCAACTAAACCAAGGCTTGCCTCAATACCTTTGAAGGGCGCTAATAAACTCCAAGATGTAAAAGACTTATGCGAGATAATCGGTATGCCTTTATTACCATGGCAGGAGCATGTTCTTAAAGATATGCTGACCGTGGACAAGAATCAGGCTTGGGTCAGGAAGACAAACCTACTTTTAATCGCTCGGCAGAACGGAAAGACCCACTTAGCTCGTATGCTTATCTTGGCTCACCTGCTTAAGTGGGATAGCCGCAATGTTCTTATCATGTCATCTAATAGATCGATGGCACTCGACACCTTCCGACAAGTCGCTCAAGTATTGGAGAGTAATGACCACCTCAAGGGATTCGTTAAACAGATTCGCTACGCCAACGGTACAGAGTCTATTGAGATGCTGGACGGACGAAGGCTTGACGTTGTTGCGGCAACTAGAGATGGCTCTCGCGGAAGAACGGCAGACTTCCTATTCATCGACGAGCTCCGAGAGATCAACGAGGAAGGATTCAGAGCAGCTGTTCCTACAACTCGAGCGCGTCCAAATTCTCAGACGCTTCTTACCTCTAATGCAGGAGACGCTTTCTCGGTAGTGCTTAACGGCATGAGAGAAAGAGCGTTAGAGAACCCACCTAAGAGCTTTGGATTCTACGAGTACTCAGCTCCCCAATATTGCAAAATAACAGACAGACAAGGCTGGGCTCAAGCGAATCCTGCCCTTGGCTTTACGATAAGTGAGGAAGCCCTTGAAGAAGCAGTTGCGACGAGCCCTATTGAAAATACTAGAACAGAGTTGTTATGCCAATGGATTGATTCTCTCAGCTCTCCTTGGGCTCATGGAGTCCTCGAGGATACGTCAGATGCTTCCCTCACAATTCCACCGGGTGGTTATACGGTCTTTGCTTTCGATGTGTCACCTTCTCGTCGCAATGCGTCTCTCGTTGCTGGGCAAATACTCCCAGATGGTCGCATTGGAGTGGGGATTCTCCAGACTTGGGAAAGTCAAGTAAGCGTTGATGATCTAAAGATTGCCGTTGATATCAAGGCATGGGCTGACCAATACAGACCTCGCCAAATCTGCTTTGATAAGTACACAGCTCAATCAATCGCAGACCGCCTTGCTAACGCTGGTCAGATGGTTGTCGATATATCTGGGGCTGCCTTCTATCAGGCGTGTACCGATCTAAATGATGCTCTCAATGCTCACCGCCTAGTTCACTCCGGTCAAGAGAACTGGATTCAGCAGATGAATAACTGCGCAGCTAAGACTAATGATTCGTCATGGCGCATTGTTAAACGCAAGAGTGCTGGAGATGTATCCGGTGCTATCTCAACAGCGATGGTTGTCCATGTTCTAAACAAACCACAACAGGTAGCGATGATATACACCGAATGACCTACATCTAGTGTATAATTGCCTTCTATGGGTCTCTTTTCGCGTAAGCCGCAAATCTTAGAAGCGCAAGCTGCACCACAGGTCATGGGTGAGAATCTTCCATCGATCTATAACGCGATTGCCCTTCGAGTCTCTCGCAAAGATGCTATGAGTGTGCCATCAGTAGCAAGAGCTCGTAACCTTATCTGCGGAACAGTCGCATCAATCCCACTTGAGTATTACAGCAAGAGTACAGGCGAAGTAATTGCGCCACCTCGCTGGATTAGCCAGTTGGCAAAGAACCAGCCATCATTCGTGACCCTAACTTGGTGCGTTGATTCGCTTCTCTTCTACGGAGTTGCTTACCTTCGCGTTACAGAGCGTTATGCTGAAGATGGTCGCCCTTCTGCTTTCGAGTGGGTTGCTAACACACGCGTTACCTTCACAACTGACCTCGAAGGCATCATGATCACCCAGTATTACATCGATGCTTACCCAGTCGATATGAATGACATTGTTACTATTCAGGGATTCGATGAGGGCGTATTAGAACGCGCTGGTCAGACAATTAACTCTGCAATACAGATCAATAAAGCAGCAGCTATTGCTTCAGCTACCCCAATGGCATCAGGTATCTTAAAGAACACAGGCGCAGACCTACCAGCCAATGAAGTCTCTGGACTTCTTGCAGCTTGGAAGCGCAGCCGTCAGAACAACTCTACTGCTTACCTCACATCTACTCTTGAATTTCAGCCTACTCAGTTCTCACCTCGTGACATGATGATGAACGAGGCAATTCAGAACCTTTCGACTGAGATTGCCCGCGCTATGAATGTGCCAGCCTATTATCTTTCAGCAGATCAGAACACCACAATGACATACGCCAATGTCCAAGATGAGCGCAAGCAGTTCTTCGCTCTATCCATCGAGCCTTATGTACAGGCTATACAGGCGCGCCTTTCTATGAACGATATTTCTACTTCTGGGCATGAAGTCCGCTTTGCAGTATTTGATACCTTCCTAAAGAACGATCCTCTAGTTGAACTTCAGGTTCTTGAGAAGCTCTTAACTCTAGGACTTATCTCTACAGAGCAAGCGATGGAAATGACAGACCTTACCCCTAACGGAATCGAAGGAATGAGCTAATGAATAACCTAATCATCGAAGCAGCAGCAATCGAGTGCAGCGAAGAGCGCCGCGAAATCTCAGGCAAGATTGTGCCAATGGGAACTGGCGAGATTGGCAATACCAACATGGGCGGCGTTGTATTCGAAGCCGGTTCAATCGACATTGCTGACGTCTCCAAGATTAAGTTGCTTTCACAGCACGATATGAAGAAGCCAGTTGGTCGCATGATTGCGGCAGAGACTCGCGCAGATGGAATCTATGCAACCTTCAAACTTTCACGTTCTACAGGTGGCAACGATGCTCTAGTTATGGCTCAAGAAGGACTTGTTTCAGGTCTCTCAGTAGGTGCAGAAGTGCTTGCATCAAAGCCATCACGCGATGGACACACAGTTGTCACATCAGCCAAGTTAAAAGAAGTTTCTCTCGTTACTGAACCGGCTTTCAAGTCTGCTCAGGTGCTAGAGATCGCAGCAGAGGAATCACTCCCTGTTGAACCAATCCAACCAGAAAGCGAGCCACAAGTGGAAGAATCAACCACTCCGGTAGAAGCTCCAGCAGTTGAAGCAGCAGCAATCGAAGCGGCTCGCCCAACAGTTGTTGCGAATCTCCAAGTACGCGAGCGCACAGCTCCAATCTCATCAGCACAATATCTTGAAGCATCTATGAAGGCAGCACTAGGCGACGATGAAGCTCGTCGCACAGTACGCGCAGCAGATGATTCAACATCAACAAACACAGGTTTGACACTCCCATCACACCTCAACACATTCATCACAGATACATTCACAGGTCGCCCAGCATTTGAAGCAGCTACACGCGGCTCACTCGCAGGCATCGATGGAATGTCATTCACAGTTCCACGCCTTTACACAAACGCTTCTTCAGCAGATGTAGCTCCAACAGTTGCCGACACAAACGAGGGTGCAGCTCCATCAGAGACAGGCATGACTTCTGCTTATGACACTATCTCAATCGAGAAGTTCTCAGGACTACAGCGCGTCTCATTCGAGCTTGTAGATCGCTCATCACCTGCTTTCATGGAACTTATGATGGCAGAACTTCGCAAGGCATACGAGAAGGCTACAGATGCAGCACTCCTCGCAGCTTTCGTTGCTAACGGAACAACAGCAGCAACAACAGCAGCAACAGCGGCTGGACTCCAGTCATTCATCTCTGTAGAAGGCGCAGCAGCATACAAGGGTACAGGCGGAGACTTCGCTAACAAGCTCGTTGCTTCAACAGATCAATGGGCTGCTATCGCAGGATACGCAGACACAACAGGTCGCGCACTTTACTCAGCACAAGGCGCAACACAGAACGCATCAGGCAACGCAGTTGCTACAAGCGTTGTTGGTGGCGTACTTGGTACAGACCTTATCGTCGATCACAACATCTCAACTTCAGGAATCGTTGATAACTCAGCGTTCCTAGTTGCACCAGCATCTGTTTACAC